GGTAGGAGAAGTATCTAAAGTAAATTGCCCGGCTTTTAATTCATACTCTCCAATGTTTATATTAGTGTTTGCATTACTTCCGTTTCTTTGTAACGCATCTAAATCAGTAGCATCTAAAACTACATCACCGGTTTGCCCATTTACGCTATCTACTGCACCTCCACCTGGACCACCGGCATATAATTCAGTAAAGTTATCATTACATTTATCAAAAGCAGTTCTTAACTGATCTCCAGTACCATCGTTAGGAGCTAATCCTATATTTATTACTTGTTGTGCCATTATGCTAAAGTTGTTTCAGGACTATAAGAAATATCACAAATAATTCCAAAGCTCAAATTATTGTTTTTCACACATTTTCCCCAATCCAAATTGTTGTTGTTTAGTGCCTTGCCCCATCCTATTGTATTCATATTTTTTCTGTAAATATTTAGTTAGCTTTACTATGTTTTCTTTTTTTACTTTATACTCCATATCTTAAAGTTTCCATCCTACAAAATTAGCTTTCGTGTCAGGGAACATATCAGCATTAGCATTTAAATAATACTCCGGATAGTTTTGACTCGCATAAATACCCATATAATCGATAAATCTTCTTGTATAAAACTCTGCAAAGTTTCTATACTTTTGAGTTAAAGCATCTACCTCCTCTTTAGCCGGTACATCAGCAGTTTCCGATCTATGTTTAAATATACCTCCGTTTTTAATCTGCACTCCGGCAAATGGCACATAATCTACCATCGCAAAATGAATAAGCATCGGTTGAATGTAATCAGTTAATAAGGTTAAATAATTCTCAAATAACGGATCGTTAATATCTCCACTTGCTATTAAATCAGAATATTTATCGTAAAGTTGAGTTCCTAAATAATTCTGTATATGTATCTGCTGTGCAATTTTAATAAACTGCATAAACTCATTGCTATCTAAATTACCATTTATGATAGTGTTTCTCTTTATATCTATTGGTGTTACAAATAATACCATTTCTTAATTTATTTAGGTAAAAATCCTTTATTGGGCATATCGATAGGTCTTGTAGATACTAATTTATCATTCTTAACTACATAACCGTATTGCTCTGCTTTTCTACCGGCTATTTGTCTAATGTTAGGAATGTCTAAAGCAGTTCCACTTAATACTGCATATACTCTTTTAAACCACATATGATGGCACGCACCTCCTCCTTTATAAAACCAGACATCGTACGTTGTAGCTCCTCTTGGTCCAAATCCTTTACGTTCTCCATCTTCATTAGTTCTAACCTCATTAACTTCTTTACTTGACATAGCTACGATATCTTCTTTACGATATATCTTTTTAGCTTCCATCATTTTTCTGCAAAATAATCTGCTTTTAGAAGTAGTTTCTCCAGCATAAACATAACGTGTTACAAATTTAATCCCATCTATAACCTCATCTTGTTTACTTCTGATATTAGGTCTTGCATCTCCAGTACTTACAAGTTCTACTATTCTTGAATATAAGCTCTTTTTTGGCTCTTTAGTGAATAGTTCGTTTTCTGCATCATCATTATCATAATCTACCGGGTATTCATCGATTAGAAGCCAATTACTCGGTGCATCTTCTCCTAATGAAATTAGCTCATCTGCTATATCAGTATCTAAACTAAAGTTAACTCCGGTTTCCTCTATTACTTGTTCCTCCGTTTGAGCGTTATCTAAATTAGCAAACTCTAAAGGCTGTAATGTTTTGAAGTATAACTTTAAACTAATTTGATTAAAAGCTAATATTCTATCTATGTTTTTAATGATCAAATCTTGGAAAGGTCTAATAACGATATTATCCATCAAAGTAGAAGCAGTTTTTAATTCATCTGCATTATTACCTAATCCAGTACTATCTTTAATACCTAATAACATTGGACTAACTACTCGATGCGATAACATTACTTTTTGTGTACTTTCTGAAGATAAAAACTCATATTGATTGTGTGCGTCTGATAACTGTACTGCATCAATAGTAGCACTTGATTCTTTTGAATCGTTAAAAGCTAAAATAAATCTACCGGCATTAGAAGATCCTTGATACTTTCTTCGGATATCATCCTCTATAACTTGCTGCATATCTTCATCCGGTACTCCGTTATTGAAGTTGATTAACATTCCAGGAGCTAATCCGTTGAGTACGTTATTTAAATGAAAGTTAGATATCTCCTCCTCTAATTCTGCGTACTGTACTCCTCCTTGATATGCTACTGGAGAATAGTAGAAATAACCCGGTTTATATGGTTTTATATAAAGTATTTCGTTACCTTCAGTAGAAGTACCAAAAGCCGGTATAGCTTCCGGAATATCATTTCTTTTAATCTTTGCCCAATCGTGAAAATAATAATAAAAATCTACTACACCATTCTCATTAGCTTTACCACTTCGTAAAGTTTCTACCGGGAAATGCTCTACTTCTAATATCTGCGTATGATCCAAATTATAAACCACTTGCAAAGCTCCGTTACCTAATAAGTAGAAATCATTTACTAACTTCTCTATACAATCTGGCTTTATCAGTTGTAGAAATTTAGCATAGCTATCCGGATTATCTTTAGCATCCATCGCATCCAATCCTCTACCAAATATCATTTGCGAAATACCATTTACACAAGCGTTATTAGTAGGCGATCCGTTATATCTATCTATTAGATACTGAAAATAATTATTATCTGCTCCGTATTCTACCCAATTCTTACCTCTTACCTCTTTTACTAACGGAGAAGTATAATTAGACATTTGTATAAATCTAATATTACCCATATTATATAATTATATATTCGTTATCTGCATCCGGCTGCTCTACATATATTCCGGCATTTATGCTATAATCTGCTACTAACTGATTAGTACAAAATACTCTATCTTTAAAAATTACCACATTGTTAGAAAGTAAAGTTATTACATAGAAGTTATTTTCTAATAAATCGAAAACTCCACTAACATAATAATCATCTCCTACTATATCAGAAGTTACCTCTACTGCTACGGTAGTATTTCTCTGCTCATCATATAGCGATAATTCTATATCTTCTGCATATACTCTTGGTATACACATAAAAGTTTGCTCTAAATTGCTTTCTTGTAAAACTCTCATACTTATATAACGAAACAAATCGAATATTTGTACTCTATACCTCAAATGGTATAAAATAATAAAAAGTAACTTATAAGTTACCTTATAGGGTATAAAAAAAGGGAAGCTATTGCCTCCCCTTTCTTAACTAACCTAATCTAATTAAGCCGGATCAATATTAGTATTATCTAAATTATTACTAATTACTGATGAAGCTACTAAATAAGGATAAAATGGCTCTTGAGCTGTAAATGCTAAAGTATACCCGGATAAATCTCCAAATGCAGTACCGGTAGAGAATGTACCTCCGGTAATATCACATCCGCGAGTAACACCTACTGAATAAAATTTACCGTTATTATCTTCAATGAAGATATGAGGTCTACCGATTACAATTTGATGTAAAGCTACGGTAGTATCGTTATCCAATTTGTGTAAAGTAACATTAAGAGCTTGCTCATAGAAAGTAGTTCCGTTATCAGCTGACTGCGTTACGGTTACTTCTAAATTATTAGCTCCACGCACTTCATATTTAAAAATATCGGAGTACCAGCAATAGCAGTAATCTCGCCATCCGTGATAGTCAAAGCTCCCAAAGTACCATAGTCAGCAAAGTAAATATTACGAATACCTCCTACGTTGTCCTTACAAGCTAATAATCTACCGGTTGAAATTCCACATTGCATAGTTTATATATTTTAAAGTTAAAAAATTAGTCGCAGTTTACTAATACGATTTCCTCTCCGAATCCTACTTGAGTACCTTGAGACCATCTCATTACGAAACGTACATTTTTGCTGCCGTCCAAAGAAGCCATATCTAAAAGTCGGATTTCATTCAGATTATCAAGTAGTCCGATTCCAAAATATAAGTTAGATTTACGAGCTAATACGATTTTACCTCCGGTCAAAGCACCAGTAACGAAGATTTTAACTCCATCAAAAGTCAAAGCTTGAGTACCATCATACCACAAGAAACCTCTATTGTCAACACCATTAGCACCTACGTTAGAAGCGAAACCTCCTAAAGCACGAACATAAGCTTTGAATACATCGAAGCCCATATAGAAGTGAAGATCATCTTTACCATATACGTTATCCGGTAACAAATCTAAAGCATCTCCTAAAGCATCAATTACGTTAGAAGCATCGATAGCACCTGGATTCAAAGAAACATCAGCACCATCAGCAGCAGCTTGAGTAATTAAGTTAGTCCATACATATTGCTCCGTAGCGAATGATACTTTCTCTAACATATTAGCGATAAAGAAATCACTAAAAGTAGCTGGTAA